GTGATGTTCGTGGCAACCCTAGCAAGAAAGAGCAAACCCACCTACGGAGAAATCCTACATGAGCAAATGGCACATGTCTCTGTGAGCGTTGGCTCTTGTAGAAAATAAGAAGATGAAGAGTGAATGGAATTTTCCCCCGGGGAGTGCAAGGAGAGCAAGGTACCATCCCTCTTTAAAATAAAAAAGAGATTGACCCAGAATCATTTTTCCATCAAAAAGTCTCTACCACCCTCACCAACAAAATTACATAAATGGCTTTCTCCACTCGCACTGTAGATCCCGGTGTGGCTCACGTCCGTAATGTGGCTATACCTAGCTCTGCGGGGCTCACCGCCAGCGGGGGGTTCTTGGCCCCAATTGATTATGCTGCCCTGGCTAGGGGGAAGGGAAAGGTGGATGTTCCCATCATCCCTTCTCCAGCCATGGAGGTTACCTGCCTCACTGCCCCGGCGGGTCTCAGTGTCGCAATGAGATCGGCCTGCGCTGGAGTCATCCTCCGCGGATTCGAGCCGGATGGGGCAGAGCTCCACCGAAAAATCTCATGGATCATCTCGGTCCTGGAGCTACTAGTACCCAACACGATCGCAACTATGTCCCTTCCGGGACTAAATGTGGTCTACGAAGACTTACCACTTACCACAGCGAATCTGTGGGCAGGCGTGGCAACGGGGACGCCTCCAGTGGCCCCCACAGAGGCTGAGCGCCTCGCCGCTCCGTGGCCTGTGTGCCTGGCCGGAACGTGGGGAGAGGCAGCATCCGAGCTGTCCTCTGGAGAAGTCGCCGCCCTATACGGGGCCTTGATCTATTGTCTCATAAAGACGCCTTCTGGTCCAAATGAGGTGAGCTTCGGCCCTACCGCGGGTCGTCCCCTAGCAGCAGCCCGGGCGTCCGGAAGGAATGGCCCTTTCTCAGCCGCGGAGTGCCCCACCTTGGATCAGTTCCGGGCGTTCGGGTCCACATTGGTGGCGGCACCAGGACTGCGGACAGTTTTGTGCCGTAACATTCTCATCTGGGCATACTCTACCAATGCCCACCCGCTCCTGCGTCTGGCAGGGGGCCAAGCTCGCTTGTGGCGACTCCATGGACTGACTGGCCTCCATATGGTCAGCGAGCTGATGATGGGCTGGGGCCATATTCTTAGTGAGTGCAGAACGCTCCAGGCCCCTCTGGCAGCTTTTACCAAGCATGCCCAAGAATATGCCAACTGCAATGACCAGCTCAAGGACTTCTTGGTTGCCCTGGAAGGAACACAGTCCCGGGTGGCGTCTATCTACGGGAATTACACTGCGCTGGTCTTGGTGGCCAAGGTAGTAAACGGGGGAGCGGCATCGATGACCAACTTCGCAGGAGGGATGACAATCCCACGAGAAGTCCTTGCCGAGTTGCGAGACCTCGCGCCTCACCTCCCCAATCTCCCCCCAGCATAGACTGCTGCGACTTGCAAAATAGAAAAGGAATAACGGAGGAAAAACGGTTGCGTCTCGCTTATGCATCTCACCATCATCTCAAAAAAACTGAATTAGAATCATCATTTATTCACCACTCTCTACCACCATCTATTGTCATTATCCTTGCTAAGTATGCCGAGATCAGCGGCCAGCAAACACTACGCTACTCTCCCTCCGGACGTCTTCGCAGATGCGATTCCCTACAGAGGGTCTCTGGACTCTCTTGAGAGTCTCCCTACCCCGGAGCCGATCTCCAGGTATCCATCCCCGCATGAGGGATTAGGCGGGGACCTAACCCCTCCCGATGACGACAAGCCTCAGGACGAAATAGCGAAAATCGACCTATCTTCGAAGACCGGGGAGATTGAGGCTGAGGACTATCTGGCTGCTCGAGGGCTAGTTCCCCAGGAAATGGTTTATGGGCCCGAGCATAATATGTCAGGGGACCTCGTGGGCTCAGGGGACGCGATACCAGACCCGGTGGGACTCGCTCCGCTCAACTGGGCACAATTGCCGTTCACAGCAGCCCCAGGGTCCGGTAATAGACCCCCAGGTAGCCAACACATCGACACCTCTGTCGGATCAGGACCCGCATTAGCTGTCTCCCTTTCTGTCTCTGAGGAGCTAGCCACTCAACGAGACAGAATAAAGACCTTAGAGGCACGTATGAGTGCCCATGACACACTGACTTACCGTCTTGAAGAAACAGTGGCCTCCTTGAGGGCACAGTTAGAAAAGAGCGAGACCGAGAGGATTGAGCTAGAGCGGCGCATTACGCATCTCAACCAACAGACAGACTCTGGCCTAAAGGCGTGGGTAAGAGCTCACTTCCCGCTGGGTCATTCATCTCAGTCAACAGCGCCCACTGCACTGGCATCAACAACCGTGGTGACAGCTGCACCTCTGGGGCCATCAGCCTCGTCCCAGGTGAAGAAACGCCGAAAAGACCTTAGGTAGATTATCTGTAGTGGCAAAAAGGCAAGACTTTTTTCTCATCCCTTCTGCTAACCTGGTTTCCTTAGTTTTTTTGCCAAAAAATTGTGACCCAGAATCATCATTAAAAAACTTCCTATATCTTCCAAGATGAAACTTAGTCGTGATCTTTCGCCCTCGGAATGGAATGAAAATATCAGCCTCTTACATATGACACATGTTTATTCAGAGGCATGGCAGAGATCTCCTCAATCGCAGGCATCATCCTTAATGCGTGCCTTTGATGCATATCACTCGGTCGTAGGGGCAACCAGCTATATAGACAACGTTCCTGCCATGCTATCCCTCCAGGAGGACAGCCTAGCCAACTCGTGGATCCCGGGACTAGATCTTTATCTTGTGCTCGAGGCTATAGGGGTGATAGGTGCCATGAGGCAAGGGACCAGCCTTACCTTCCTCTACAATGAATGGCTAGCTGATCTAACCCCAGCCTATTCTTCCTTACGACCGACACTTCAGGATGCCATCACCAGATCCGCCCGACAGGCATGGGTAGTGGCCCAACAGCTCTGCAAATGGAAATCCCCGCTACGGGAACTGACTGAGATCATCTCAATGGCCTTTCCTTCGGCATCACACCTACGACCTGTTCCGGCAGGGATATATCCTGGTATATACTTGGATCTCGCCATGGCCCTGAGGCGATTCTGTGATATATCCCATCCTGTCCTCGAGGATATGGTTGACCAAGGGGCACCAAACTCCAATTGGATAGAACTGGCAATGGGGAAAGGTTACGAGAGGGCAGAGATAGAAGGCATGAAACTAGCACTAGGTGATCGGATTAGTGACTCCTTACAGTCCTACATGGATACACCTATCCTTGAGGAGGCCCAGACGGATATAGTGCTGTCGCACGACTCCGAAGCCGCCCGCGACCACGCTGAGTACTAAGCCTCGATACTCCTTTTCTCCATGTAGAAGATGATGGCCGCCCAGGCAGATTTCAGGAACAAAAAAGCGACTTAGAATCATCTAAGAAAAACTATTACCATCACTATGTCGATCAAGGAAGACTACAGCTTTTTTACGCTTGATGAGGATGAGATAAAGGTGTCTGAATTGATGAACACGGAGGCCTACGGGGATGATCATTCTACCCGGAAGGGTAGGGTGTCCACGCTCCCCGGTCGCCTCTCGGCACCTTTGCTAACCACTTCGATGTGCATGCTAACAATGGCATTGGTGGGGCGGAGGGAGGATCCTGCTGTGCGACTGGGTGCATCCTTAAAGTCGCAAGTTCAATTCTGGACCAACATGCGTGAGCTAGGCCTCTCTCAATCATCACACATTCTCCGCGAGGGAGAGGCAAGCGACATTGTTGAGTTGATGGAGAAGAATCCACCAGGATTTGTCTTCCCCCCTGAAGGGCAAGAGTCTCTTGCCGCATACGCTGAAATATGTCGTGTGGTGGCAGAAAGAGTTCCCGGTGTTGATACTGCCCCAGTTTCTATTGATTACAGCGAATGCACTATTGCGGCGTGGCGGTGGTACCAAGCACTGAGGCGGCCATATGATCGCTTGCGAAGAAGCTCTCCTTCTCTGGATCAAGCTAGGGTCAAGGAGTACCTCGAGGTCGGTACTCTTTATCTTGCCGCAGGGGGTGTGGTTTTCTCAGATGAGCATAATAAGGCCTGGTACGGTCCTCTTGAGTGGTTTCTCTCCGCCCTCGCGGGAGCAGAAGGGCTAGCCCTAGCCTGCCTCTCAGTGGACGTGGTAAAATCTCCATCCCTGCCCTCCGTCACCCCTTCGCTTATCCTGCTAGTTGCCCGCTTCCAGAGGGCGTACGTGCTATCATACGGTAACTGGGGCTACCCCGTGGCAAAATCTCCGGAGGCCTTGTGGAAGACCTTGGCGTCTAGACTTAGCGGTGGATCACTGGGAGAAGAAGACTCCTTCAGCCGCATGTTGAAGAAATATGCTGTCAAGGAAAGGGAAGCGGCCGCTCTCGCAGGAACTCCCTTCCACAACTTAACCGGGCGATTCTCAAAACTGGCCTCACGGATAGGGACGGCTGAGGAGGCAGTTGAGATGTCTGGCATCCTCCATATGGTAGGGTACCCGATAATCGATCCCTCAGTCTCTGCGGCGAAGTCTCGTCAGATGGGAATGAGCCCAGACACGACTGAGATTTCCGCCGCCCTGGATGCGAGATGCATCTTCCTGCATCTTGTTTGCCAGACTTACATATCTAGGAAAGGTCGCTGGCCTCCGATCGATTTCTTCGGGGGAAACAAGACCCGACTCTACGAGATGGCCCGATCAGGTGCGCTGCTATTTGCTGACAAAAGCTACCCACTCCGCGACTGGGATGGCGCTCAGATCGGGCAAATTGAGGAAATAGACCCCTTCCTAGACTGGACTGCTCTCATCAATGACAAGAGCTCCTGCGCTGGCCTCAGCAAACGTCAAGATCACTACGAAGGTAGGTTAGGGGCCACTGCAGAGCGTCGCTTTCTCGCTGCCCTCTTGGCCACTCCTGTGCTCAACGTGGAACAAGAGATGCGATCAATGGCTGCGGGGAGTTATGTGAAAGACGATCTCGCAGCTGATCTGAGCCAGAAAGGGACGGAGTACAAGTACCTCGGTCGCACGTTCACGATCCTTCCACCACGAATCCGGCGTGGCCTATCCGGCATTCAAGAAAATGTGAAGACGGCTATCCTACCGTGGGTCCCTAAGACTAGCATGGCAATGTCCGGACAAGAGGTGGAACGCGCGTTGTATGAGATGACCACCAGCTCAGGAGGCATCCCTGTCCTGAAAGCGGAGGCAGATCTCAGTAGCTGGAACCTCTGTTTCAAACAAGGATTCACATCAATCATGTCTCGTGCCATGTCCCCCCTGGTAGGCATACCAGGGCTATTTGGAGCCTCCCACGACTACTTCTTTCGGACTGAATTCATGGTATCTGTCCCAGGAGGGGCTGTGCCTCAGCTAGATGGGAGGGCCCCAAGGGAAGCTAATAATGATGTACTGTGGCGACATGACGGGTCCGGGAAAGAGGGGATAGAGCAGAGATTTTGGACGGTGCTCACCTCTTGCATGTTCACCCTTGCGTTGTGGGACACCTCATTCAACGCCACCCTGCTGGGACAGGGAGACAATCAAGTATTGGTTGTTCCTTTGCCAGGTGTGCCAACAGACCAGCTGGAGACAGTTGCCGCCGATATTATGCAACGTATTGAGAAGACATGCTCTAGGTTTGGTCACACGGCAAAGCCCGAGGAGTTCATGGAGTCCATGACGATGCTGACTTACGGGAAAACACCAATCATCAACGGAAGTAAAATCCCCCTCGAGACCAAGTTCGGCATGAAGATAACCGATAGTGATTCTGAATTCACCCAGAGTTTGGAAGGAGCAATCGGATCAATCTCCTCATCTGCTCTCAGCGCTGCCCGAAATGCAACTGTTCCGTTGCGGTTTTGGCTCCTCGGTAGCATTCGCATAGAAGACTTCTTGACGCGAGCATCAGATGGAGACACGTGGTTAGGGAGGGACTATGACCACATGTGTCTTGTCTTCCGGCATCCAGATGCTATAGGATGGGCCCTCATCACTACAGCCCAGTTGGGGGGATTTCCTATAGTCCCTTGGACATCGTTCTTGTACTCTGGAGCTCCCGACCCTCTTGCGGACGCACTTAGCTCTATCCTCCACCTATCCGAGTACGCCCCAGCAGACAACCTCCGTCGCTGGCTGAGAAAGGATACATCTTACCGACAGGGCCCCAAGTTGACCAGCCTGTTGTCAGATCCATTTGGGATCCCCTTAAGGACCCCCGTGACTGCCAATAGTGTGCTACGAGACGCCGCGAAAGGGGTATTGATGGGTTGCAAAAATGAAGCCGTATCGGAGTTGGCTCGAGCCGCCGCAGAAGGGGGGGAATCTGCCCTGGTGGCGGCCCTGTGTGAGGTCCGGCCATTCTTCCCTGTGATGGCACGGGACATGCTTGAGATATCCGCCGCGGGTCGTGCCGCAAAGATCGCAGCAGCATTCGACACATCCTCCACCCTGATAAAGATGGCTGCGACCCCTAACTTGTTAGGGAAGTACCAAGAGGCATCTTTCAAACGATCGGCTGCCACCACGGCCACTGCTGCGGATGTCCTAGACTCCACTCACGGAGCAGCTCTTACAGGCACTGGATTTTCTGCTGCCGAGGAACTGCGCGGGCGGTGGGGTGTTTCAGGAGGGATTGCAGGGATATCGTCTGCCTGTCCATTGGACTATCACGTAAGCAACAAAGGCCCAGGGATCTTAGTGGTAGTAGCCCCCTTCCCTCATACCGCTCCTCCACCACTCATCCCGTATCTGGGATCAAAGACTCGGGAAAAAAGATCTCCCGAGAAGTACACCATTGCTAAGGTCTCCGGGCTCCAAGACCTCAAAAAACTAGTGCTATCCTATACGGCCGGGGCTATCGATAGCGGGCTGGCGGACCTGTATAAAGAAATTGCCGCATCACGAACCAGTCTTAGTCTTGATCAGCTGGTAGAGATATTGCCTCGCACACTAGGGGGCACCCCGGCCCACAGATATGACGCCATGCGTTCCCAGGCGACGATGGCACCTGTCGGGAATACAAGGGAAGGTGGCTGGATCAGCATCAACACAGATAATATCCCTGGTGTGTCCTCATCCCCTGACGACTGGCCTCTCCCCTTGCAGATCCATATGTCCTTCCTAATATCCCTCGTCCGGACGAGTGTGGCCCAGGGATCCACTCGTCGGGAGTACTGGTTGCAAGTAAACACGGACGGGCTCACACGAATTGACCCTGGTACTAGATGCCTACCCAGTGCCCCAAGTCTGCGGGAGATGATGTTGGTAGGGAACCCACTTAGTTGGGTACCAGCCCTGACCGCGCGGAGTGCCTCAACACGTGTGCAGGGCACACGGGAGAGGCCCCCTGATGTTCTCACACCTTCCTCCGCAAGACGTCTGGCATCTGGGCTCTTGGTCGATGCTCTACTCGCGCCTAAAACACGAGGGCTGGCCTCAGAGTTAGGAGGTAACCCGCTAATAGAGGTTGACACGCTGGCATGCGCCAATCTCGGGGGGCTTGAGCTGGTCAGGTGCTCCATGGTTGCGGTCGCATTTGGTACTATCTGGCATGCAATCACCCGGACAGGGAATGTGGAAGCGCGCTTTGTCATAGAAAGGTTGATAGATAATCTCTCTATCGCATTGGTCCCATTCCTATGGGAGGCTATTAGTCCAGCCTCTGTTGATAAAACTGCATTACGTGAGGAGGGGTGCTGGGTTCCTGGAGGTGGGTCAGGTGGAGTGAAATCCTTGAAGGGACACCTCCTGGCGTATGTACGAAATGGTGCACGAAATGTGCTCTATGGGTGGGATAGATTCCGGTATGAAGTGATACTACCTGAATCTAGTGTGAGCCATCCTCCATTCTTCTCACTGCTGTGGCCGATAGCGCAGTCGATCTGGATCGAGCACATCCAGGCGGGGGTCTACCTTGGTCCACTTAAGATGGCTATGATGTCAGTGCTCAAATCCATGAGAGAGAGCCGGATCCCAAATGATCTAGCGGGGCGAGGGACTTGGTCCGCCATGCAACGATTGCGGCTGATAGCAAACAGCCTAGGAGGGGATGCCCAATCGTACACCACTACAATAAGAACAATGAGAGGGACCAGCCTAGAGCTATGGAGAGTCATCCGGAGGGTGCCACGCCAGGAGCGGGAGCTCCCGGCTGATCCTATCCCCTACCACACGGCCGGTGAACTAACATACGCTTGCTTTACAGAAACAGGACTGGTTAATGTTGAACTAAGAGCAGTGGTATCAGAGACCACAGAATCAGGGCTCTCGAATGAAGAGCGGCTTGATGACAGGTCATTCCGGCCCGGCTTACGAGGGACAACCCTCGCAGAGGCATGGCATCCTCTCCTTGTCAGGCGAGTCCCAAAAGACAGGAAATGTTCAATCCTCGTAGTAGGCACAGGGAGGGGAGGGATCCAACATTTGTTAGAAGTCATGGGGTATCGGTCAACAGGGTTAGATTTGGCATCTACCATCCCTATTGAGGTAATGGCAGACCCTCACTGGTTACCTCCGGACTGTTCTGGATTGGGGGTGTACTCACCTCTCATGAGGTCCACCTCAGGTGATTGGTTTTCTCAAGAGGTGTCCCATGCTGCCCTATCGCTACACCGCCCCCACATGGTCATCATCGACATTGAGACAGGGAAGCAACGTCACCTGCTCGAGTTGGTACACCCTCTGTTCCAGTATGGTTACTCAGGGCGAGTCCTTTATAGGATGCTAGCCACCCCGCGTGAAATAGAGCAGGTGTACTCAGTGTTAACCAACTCGGTTGGGATAAAGAACGAGAGTATCACAGCGATGACTGAAGCCACTGGGTTGCACTCACGGTCGGGTGTTTTGCCCGTGGTTGTGGCGTTCACGATGACTAGCAAGAGCGTCCTCGCCACACGTGGAACTTTTTATGCACTGGATGAGTTCAACGGTATCCAATTCTCTTCAGTGAAACCAGAATATATCCCGTCTGCCATATCCAACATCATCTCTGTAATGACAGGGGGGCACCTGCGTCATTCCTCCGTCCCAGAGGCATTGGAGGCGGCAAGACAGGCCCTTAGGGAGTCCACAGGAGGCAGAGGATCCACAGAGGGAGGATCTCTCCTCACCATCTGTCGCGGTGCCCAGGCCATGCATGAAATCTGGGAGCTCCGCCACATGGATGCCTGGCCAGAGGCGTCTGCCTTGATAGTCCCCCGGAGGTTGACTATGGGTCCCATAGTTATCCCGGCGGCTGACCCGACACTGCGATACCTCCGAGAGAAGGTCCAGCCCCGGCTATGGATGCTAATCACTCATCCGCAAGGATGGGGGTTCGACGAATCCGATTCCGACACATCATAACTCTTGGCTCTAGAGCCATCTTAGAAAAAAGAAAAAAGTGACCCAGAATCATATTCCAACTACCTGCACAAAGACTACGTGAAAACTCCCCGACACACATATCACTTATGGACTCACGCACGTTCCGCGCATACCTGAAGACCTACGGAGACCTCCGAACAAGGATTTCCCGGGCATCCGGAGGCCGTCACACACTTCCCTTCATCAAGTTCCCCAGAAAAAGTGCTTACAGTGTGAGGGTGGCTATCCTAGAGGAGAAAATTATAGATGCTGAACAGCTCTACTGGGAAATAGTCGCTGACGCTGAAGATAGGGCTATCAAAGGGCCTAGCCAGGAGAACGATGAGAATGAGGGACCGCACCTCTCCTCGGCAAGCACCTCTGAGCCAGCCCAGGGTTCGGAGTTTCCTAGATCGTCATATGACCTCACAAAGGTCCCTAACTATAGGAGGGAAGCAATTGTGAGACATATCACCACATCATCGGTCGCTTCGGGAGCATCCCCATATCCCGCAGCCAAAGAACAGAATCCAGGGGGCAAAGACCGATACAAGAGCTATGAAATAACAGATGAAGAGAACATCAGGATGCTATATGACCATTACCAGGACTAAGAGAGGCCCCAGCCCGATAGCGAGGTGGTGCGCTCACGAAGGAAAATAGACTGAGCAACGTTTTTCTTTCCTTACTCCCACCACCATACGGTAGTGATTTTTAGTTCCTGGTCTGGGTAAGTCTGTCTAACTCTTTCAAGGTCGACGATATTCTAGAAAAAAC